TGGGCTGGTAATTCTTATCAAAGATTTCCTATAGAGGCTACAGGTTTTGCATATCAACGTGGTCAGATTCCAAGACCAAAACTTATTGTAAGCAATGCGTTGGGAACTATATCAGCTATTTTATTGCTTGTTAATCAAACAACTGCTGGTAATGATTTAACAGGTGCTACGTTTACCAGAATTAGAACTATGGCAAGATTTCTTGATGCTGTTAATTTTCCAGGTAATTCAAACCCATTAGGAACACCTGATCCTACAGCAGAATTTAAACGTCAAATATATACAGTAGATCGAAAGTCAGCAGAAAATAGAGAAGTGGTAGAATTTGAGTTAGCAGGAGCAATTGATATGGCAGGAGTTAGAGCACCTAAACGTCAATGCACCCGTGCTTTATTTCCTAGCATTGGTACGTTTACACAATGAGTTGGAAATATAAAGCATTACTTCATGCTCAACGTGAAGATCCTAAAGAGTCTTGTGGACTTTTGCTAAATGTTAAAGGCAAAGAACGATACTATCCTTGTCGTAATCTTTCAATTACAGATAATCAATGTTTTATCATCGACCCAGAAGATTATGTGAAAGCAGATAATGTAGGTGAAATTATTGGTGTTGTTCATAGTCACCCTATAACACCACCAGAGCCAAGTCAGGCAGATAAGATTAGTTGTGAAAGTAGTAATTTACCGTGGCATATAGTAAATCCTAAAACAGAACAGTGGGCATATTTAGAACCATGCGGATATAAACCACCATTACTAGGTCGTGAATGGGTGTGGGGTGTAACTGACTGTTGGAGTTTAGTTGTTGATTGGTATAAACAGGAAAAAAGTATAGAACTAAAAGATTATGCAAGAACAATGACACCACAGGAATTTCTTGAAAATCCTTTGTTTGAAGACTATGCTTGGCGAACAGGTTTTAGAGAACTTAGATCAGATGAGAAACTAGAAAAAGGAGATGTGTTATTAATGTCAATATTGCATCCAAGTTTAAATCATGTGGCTATTTTTCTTGGTGATATGGTTTTACATCATTTAGCAGATAGACTATCTTGTAGAGAGCCTTACTCTGAATGGTTGTTAAAATGTACTGGTAAGAGGTATCGCTATGCTCAGAAAAGTTAAACTTTATGGAGAATTAGCTGACTTTGTAGGTCATAAAGAATTAGAAGCTGTTATAAATTCCACTGCTGATGCAATTCGTTTTCTTGTCAGCAACTTTCCAAAGTTAGAAGCACACATGAATCAAAGATACTACAAAGTATTAGTAGATAATTATGAAATAGGAGAAGAAGAAATACAAAATCCTACAGGTAAATCTGACATAAAAATTGTTCCTGTAATTAGCGGTTCTGGAGGTAACTTTGGAAAAATATTGTTAGGTGGTGCATTAATAGCTTTGTCTTTCGGTGTTGGTGGTATTTTTTCTACACCTTTACAGTTTGGAGCAAAAGGGTTTGGATTGGCTGCTGCTGGTGGAGGTGCTAAAGCAGCTTTTGGTATAGGTGCAGCTTTGGTTTTAAGTGGAGTATCCGATATGTTATTTCCTGTACCTGATATACCTGATTTTGCAAACGAAGAAGATCCAAGAATATCATTTAGTTTTTCTGGTGTGCAAAATACTAGCCGTGCAGGAACTAGCCACCCCATAGCCTATGGTGAGATAGTAACAGGATCAGTTGTTATCTCTGCTGGTATTGACACTAATCAGGTAACAGCATGACAGATAAAATTATTAGAGGTTCTGGTGGCCCTCCTCCTCCTCCTCCTCAACCATCTAGAGCACCTGATACTTTAAACAGTAGGCAATTTGCAACAATTCAAGATTTATTATCTGAAGGTGAGATAGAAGGTTTTGCTACTCCATCTAAAGCGGGATTAACAAAAGGAACTACAGCTTATAACAATGCAGCATTAAAAGATATATTTTTAAACGATACTCCTATTCTTAACTCTAGTGCCAGTAATACAAGTCCACAAACTTCAGATTTTAACTTTCAGAACGTAGGATTTACACCTCGTTTTGGAACTTCAAACCAAGAGCATATTCCTGGTATTGAAAGTAGTCAATCAACAACTAGTGTAGGAGTTACTGTAACAACTTCTTCTCCTGTTACTCGTCAAATAACAAACACTGATGTTGATGCAGCAAAGGTAACAATAACATTTCCACAATTACAAAAAGCCACAGATCAGGGAGATTTACTTGGTTCAACCGTTGACCTAAAAATACAAGTTCAATATAACGGTGGTGGTTATAACGATGTTTTATCAGACACTATTACAGGTCGTACTGCTGATGCGTATCAAAAAGAATATAGAGTAAATTTTACAGGTGCTTTCCCAGTAGATGTAAGAGTTGTAAGAATTACAGCAGACAGCACATCATCACAATTAATAGATGCTTTTACTTGGACAAGTCTTGGTGAAATTGTTGATGATAAACAAAGATATTTAAATAGTGCTTACACAAACTTAAGGATAGATTCTGAGCAGTTTAGTTCTATACCAAAGAGATCTTTTCGTATTCGTGGTGTAAAAGTAAGGATACCAGGAGCAGGTGCATCTAGTTCTGGGACACCTACTGTTGATTTACAGACAGGAAGAATTATTTACCCAAGTGGTTACATATTTAATGGAACAATGGGTGCTGCTGTTTGGTGCTCATGCCCTGCAATGATACTTCTTGATTTATTAACTACTGAAAGATATGGATTTGGAACACATATTACAGACAGTAATTTAGATTTATTTAGTTTTGTGGCAGCTAGTAGATATGCAAATGAATTAGTAGACGATGGATTTGGAGGACAAGAGGCTAGATTTAGTTGCAATGTAAATCTACAAGGATCTATGGAGGCATACACACTAATAAATGAATTAGCTGGTGTTATGAGATGTTTTCCAATATGGTCTGAAGGTTCCGTAACTATTACACAGGACAAACCAACAGATCCAAGCTATTTATTTAGTTTGGCAAACGTAGGTGAGGGTGGGTTTTCTTATTCTGGTAGCAGTTTAAAACAAAGACATACTGTTATTTCTGTAAGCTACTTTAATATGGATAGTAGAGAAATAGATTATGAAGTTGTAGAAGATACTACTGCACAGGCAAAGTTAGGGATAGTAAAAAAAGATGTAAAAGCATTTGCTTGTACTTCTCGTGGTCAAGCTCAAAGATTAGGTAAGGCAATATTATTTAGTGAACAAAATGAATCAGAAGTTATTAGTTTTACAACATCAATAGATGCTGGTGCAATCGTAAGACCTGGATCTGTTATTTCTGTAAATGATCCTGTTCGTGGGGGAGAGAGAAGGTCAGGAAGAATAAATGCAGCAACTACAACACAGATAACAGTTGATAATGTAAAAGATTTATCTACTTTTACTGGTACTAATAAAAAATGTAGCGTCATATTACCTGATGGTACGGTTGAAACTAAAAATGTTATTGGACTTGTTGGTAGTGTAATTACATTAGATTCAGCATTATCTGCAACACCAAATGTAAATGCTATATGGTTATTGCAAAGTTCCACTTTAGAAGCACAAACTTTTAGAGTTATATCTGTTGAAGAACAAGATGGTATTAATTATGCAATAACAGCACTTACTTATATTGACGGCAAGTATAATAATATTGAACAAGGTATAAGTTTAACAACAAGAAATATATCTTTATTAAACGAACCTAAAAACCCACCTTCTAATTTACAGGCATCTGAAAGAATTGTTGTTATAAATGCTTTGGCTGTTTCAAAGTTAATTGTTTCTTGGGTATCTGTAACTGGTGTAAGTCAATATCTTGTTCAATATAGATTTAATAATACAAACTGGGTAAGTGAAATTGTTTTCAGACCTGACTTTGAACTTTTAAATACGGAAGCTGGTACTTATGAATTTAAGGTATTTTCATATAATGCTGCATTAAAACTATCTGCTACATCTACAGATTTAACTTTCAACGCAATAGGTAAAACAGCACCACCTCAAGATGTACAAAATTTAACAATTGAACCTATTACTAATAAATTAGTACGTCTAAATTGGTCACAATCGGTAGACCCTGATGTTATACATGGTGGTCGTGTTTATGTTCGACATAGTAATTTAACAGATGGCAGCGGAACATTTCAAAACTCTATAGATTTAATTACGGCTTTAGCTGGTAATACAACAAGTGCTGTTGTACCTAGTTTAGAAGGTGAATATATTTTAAAATTTCAAGATGACAACGGTAACTTTTGTGC